TGAAGGAAAAGGAGCGGGAGATTAGGGAGCGGGACAAGGAAATCACCAAGGCCCAGGATAAGTTTGACGATATTCATTCTGATTATGACGAGGTGAAAGCTGACCATGATGAGGAAATCAAGCAGGCCGAGCAGACTCCAGGTCGTCCCAGTATTACTGACCCTGATGATGCTGCTGGCTTTATTGATGATGTGCTCCGGCAGCGCAAGGGCAAATGAGCCTTTTGACCATATCAGGAAAGTTGATGGAGGGTACCTGCTGACCGATGAGAATATCCTGGCGCTGGCGAATTACATTCAAGAGCTCCAGGATGAAAATGCTCGGCTACAGGCCACTGTTGATGCACTGAATAAGGCTTTACAGGAGGAAAGAATCTTCACGGAGCGGCTCTTAGCAGAAAAAGATAAAATCATAGCGCTGCAGGAAGAGCAGATTAAAGAGCTTAGGTTCACTTATGAGTACAGCAAGCCCACTGTCTTTGATAAGGCTTACCTAGTCCTGGGGGGCGCTGGAATCGCTGCAACTATTCTCCTAATCGCAGGGACACTTTAGAAGATCGGGAGGACACACTGCGGCGACCCCTCGAATTTGTGCCCGTAATACACACGTAATACACAAAACGGGCCCAAAACCCGCTATTTGACGCACCGGATGCTTGAATCGCACTCACGAGGTCGGGAGTTCGAATCTCCTCGTCTCCACCATACAAAGTAAGACAAGGCCTGCTTTAGCAGGCCCTTTCACTTTGCCCCCACCGCGGAAAATCGGCTTGACTGCTGCACGGCGAACACCAACGATCTTCCCCAGATCTTCTTGAGACATTCCCCTGGCTTGGCGCAGTTCTCTAATCCGCTTTCCCGTTTCCATTGGTATCCCGCCCTTTGTACAGCATCCATGTTAATATAATAACACATCGTGAGCAAAAAGATACTGCGAAGTATAAAAAAGATACACGAGGGGCTTGCCAAATAGAGTGTACTGTGCTACTATGTATCCAAAGACGATACACGGAGCGAGGTGATTTGATGAATCCTAACAAACTCCGATCCGTCATGGTGCTGCATGGGGACAACGGAGTTAAACTTGCGGCGGCAATCGGTATCTCGCAGCAATCTCTATCAGCGAAAATCAACGGCAAGCGGCCATTCACCCAAGACGAGATATGGAAAATCAAAGAGCGGTACGGGCTATCAGCGGAGGAAGTTGACGAGATTTTTTTTGCTCAGTGTGTATCCTAAAAAGATACACGCCAGGAGGTGAAACGAGTGTCGAGGATTTCTGTAGAACAAGCGGCGGCCAAAATGGGTGTCACGCCCCAGTTCCTCAGACTGGGTCTGAGAGGCGGAAAATTCCCGTTCGGCACCGCCGTCCAGATGCCGGGTGGTAGATGGTCCTATTATATCAACGCCACGCGCTTCGAGCGATATCTGACCGGAATGGACATGGGGGAGGCGACAGGATCATGAGGCCACACACAATCCGCCGCATCGTGTCGGTGGATGACACGCTCACCTGGTTGGTGCTGGTCACGGTGTTATTCCTGACAACTGTCTGGGCCGTGATACAGGCAGGGCAGCGGCACCAGGAATACGAGATGGTCGAGGTCGTCGTCCGGCCGGGCGACACTCTGTGGGGTCTAGCCCGCCAGTACGCACCGGACACGGATCCACGGGAGGCCGTCTATATCATCCGGACAGTAAACGGCGGCATTGATCCAGGACGCATCCAGCCGGGGGATGTGCTGCTGATACCCATGGAGGTGAGATGAGTATGGCACGGATCTACCAGCATCTGCACATCTGTTCACACATGCCTGGAGATATTGTCGTCTCTGCGTGGGAGAACGCAGAGCAAGGCGTAACATTCGTAGCCATTGACACAGCAGACGATGACTACGGCAGAAGCATCGGGGCAATTGGGCACTCAAGGGTCGTTATTTCGTTGCGAGCTTCTGATTATCCTGCATTCGCACAGAGGGTCTGCGAAGCTCTCGCCGCCCCTATGACGGGTGAGGGGAGTGAAACGCCGTGACAGTAAGTGCGCCGGCACAACGTACTTCTCCATGGTATGAATTGACAATTGATAACGCAACCGGCGAACTAGCGCTCCGGTGCCCGTACAGGGAGTCCATTTACATTAGAAAGGAGTGGAAATATGGAAATCAAGGTAACAGTGGAAGCAGCTCCAGAGCTAATGACCGCGATTGATGTGCTGACGGCCACGCTGGTGGAACTAGTTGGGACAAAAGAAAAGACCAAACCCGCCGACAGCGCGAAACCCGCGGACAAACTTGCAGACCAACCAACCCTCACCCTGGAAACCGTCCGGGCAAAGTTGGCCAATTTGTCCCAGGGCGGAAAACAGAAGGAGGTCAAAGCAATCATCGAGAGCTTCGGGGCGAAAAAGCTTACTGATATTCCAGCTGAAAAGTATCCGGAAGTGATGCGAAAAGCTGCAGAACTGGAGGCGGAATCATGACTGAAAGAAAACACGCTGTTCTTTCCGCCTCCGGCGCCTACCGGTGGCTGGCCTGTCCGCCCAGCGCCCGGCTGGAAGAGCAATTCGAGGAAACGACCAGCACATACGCGGAAGAAGGAACACTGGCCCACGGCATAGCCGAACAAAAGCTGCGGTTTTTGTTAAAACAAATATCGGCTCAAGATTATGCTCAAGCCTTGCAAATTTTTGAAAAGAACGAATTCTACTCGGCGTCGATGCTCGATTACATAGAAACATACGCCTCAATCGTAATGAAAAAAGTCAATGAAGCAAAAGCCCGGTCAGCGGATGCGGTAGTGCTTTTGGAACAGAAACTAGACTTCTCCGACTGGGTACCGGAAGGTTTTGGAACCGGCGACGTGGTCATTATCTCCGATGGTGTACTTGAAATCATTGATCTCAAATATGGAAAAGGTGTCCCGGTTGCAGCGGAAGACAACGCGCAAATGAGACTCTACGCCCTGGGCGCGCTGGCCACATTTGATTCACTCTATGACATCAAGATCATTCGGATGACCATTGTCCAGCCCCGCCTGGACAGTGTTTCGAGCGATGAGATCACCGCTGAAATGCTCTACTGGTGGGCAGATACAGAGCTGATCAAAAGAGCACAGTTGGCCTGGGAAGGGAAAGGCGAGTTCCAAGCCGGAGAGCACTGTCAATTTTGCCGGGCGCGGTTTAACTGCCGGGCCAGGGCGGAAGCGAATCTAGAGCTGGCCAAAATGGACTTCCGGAAACCGGAACTGCTGACGGATGAAGAGATCGGCGAAGTGCTGAAACAAGCTGATGAGCTCAAAGCCTGGGTGTCGGATGTATTTGACTACGCCCTGGTCCAAGCCAGGGACCACGGCAAGAAGTTCAGAGGCTGGAAACTGGTCGAAGGCCGGAGTGTCCGGAAGTACGCGGATGAAGAGGCCGTGGCCAAAACGCTCCTAGAAGCCGGATACAAAGAAGAACAAATCTACGAGAAGAAGCTCTGGGGCATTACGGCTATGGAGAAACTGCTGGGCAAGACCAAATTCGGCGAACTGCTGAAAGGACTAGTTGTGAAACCGGCCGGGAAACCAACGCTGGTCCCGGAATCGGACAAGCGGCCGGAAATCAACTCTATCACCGCCGCGGTGGCGGACTTCAAAAATAACTAGGAAAAAGGAGACATGGAAACATGGCAAGGGTACAAAATGACACGAAAGTTGTCACTGGGAAAGTTCGATTTTCATATGTGCATGTGTTCGAGCCGTTTTCAATGAACGCGGACCAGGAGCCAAAATATTCGGTCTGTATCCTAATCCCCAAATCTGACAAAGAGACCCTGCGGAAAATCGAAGCGGCTGTGGAGGCCGTGAAAAAGACCCAAGCTGCTAAATGGGGCGGGAAAATACCCTCCAATCTCAAAACGCCGCTTCGGGATGGCGATGTAGACAGGCCCGACCAAGAGGAGTACGCAGGGATGTATTTCCTTAACGCTTCAACGAAACAAAAACCCGGCGTGGTGGACGCTCAATTGAATCCGATTCTGGATCCAACAGAAGTTTACTCCGGTTGTTACGGCCGGGCCAGCATCAACTTCTTCGCCTACAACCGGGCCGGGAACAAAGGGATTGGCTGCGGTTTGAACCATATCCAGAAACTAGAAGATGGAGATTATCTTGGCAGCCGGACCAGGCCGGAGGATGATTTCGAACCTTACGAACCGGAAGACGAAGAAGAAAACTTTTTAGGCTAGCCTAAATTACCGGCCCGTCCTCGTGTTGTGCGGGGATCAGGAATCAGCGTGGAGGGCGCCGGCTTGGCCCGATGAAGCGCGGTAAAAAAATATGGGGTGAAAATCCGCGAACATTAGCCACCGCTATAACTGCGTTGTTTTAAAATTGGGAGGATACTTATATGACTATCCTCAGTATTGACATAGAAACCTACAGCTCAATAGAGCTTAAAACCTCCGGCGTTTATAAATATGTTGAGGCGCCGGATTTTGAAATACTGCTTTTGAGTTATGCTCTTGGCGATGAGCCGGTTCAAACTATTGACCCCACCAAAGAAAAATTTCCTCCGTTTCTCAAAGATGCTCTGCTTAACCCAAACGTAATCAAATCCGCATATAATGCGAACTTTGAACGGGTTTGCCTTTCCAAATATCTTGACCTCCATCTCCCCATCAACCAATGGCGCTGTAGTTCAGTTCACGCTCTTTACCTCGGCCTCCCGGGCTGGTTGGAAGGCGTGGCCCAGGCCCTGAATCTAGAGCAACAAAAAGACAGCGCCGGAAAAAACCTCATCAACTATTTTTCACGACCCTGTAAACCAACCAAAGCCAACGGTGGCCGGACGCGAAACCTACCCAGGCATGATCCGGAGAAGTGGCAACAATTTATAGCCTATAACCAGCAAGACGTAGAAGTGGAAAGAGCTGTCCGGAAAGCATTAGAACGGTATCCAATGCCAGAATCAGAGTGGCGGCTTTGGTTTATCGACCAGGAGATCACTGACCGGGGAGTGCGGATTGACCCGGTCCTGGTCCAGCACGCTATTCGATGTAGTGAGCTCCACCGGGAAAAGCTGGAGGCGGAGGCCATCAAATTGACGGGACTGGAAAACCCCAACAGCGTGGCTCAGCTAAAAGAGTGGTTTGAAAAAGCTGAAGGGCTGGAGATCGAAAGCCTCAACAAAAAAGCGATCCCGGCCCTAATGAAAGAGGTGGAAAGCGCCACCGCTGAAAGGGTTTTAGAACTCCGGCAGGAACTGGCCAAGACCTCCATCCGGAAATACCAGGCGATGGAGAGGGTCATGGGCCAGGATGGTCGGGCACGAGGGCTACTTCAGTTCTACGGCGCGAACCGGACCGGGCGATGGGCGGGGCGGCTTGTACAAGTACAAAATCTTCCAAGAAACAATCTACCTGATCTAGACTTGGCCAGGAAGTTACTCCGCGTCGGCGACTATAAGAGTCTAGAACTACTTTTTGAGAGTGTGCCGGACACGCTGTCCCAGTTGATCCGGACAGCGATCATCCCGGACGACGGCCACAGGTTTATAGTAGCTGACTTTTCGTCCATCGAGGCTAGAGTAGTGGCCTGGTTGGCCGGGGAAAAGTGGCGGATGGACGTATTTAATTCCCACGGGAAGATATACGAAGCGTCGGCCGCCCAAATGTTCCGGGTACCGATCGAGTCAATAGACAAAGGAAGTCCACTCCGGCAAAAAGGTAAGATCGCAGAACTGGCCCTTGGTTACGGCGGCGCGGTCGGGGCTTTGAAGGCGATGGGTGCCTTGGAGATGGGGCTCACCGAAGACGAGCTGCCGAGCTTGGTTAAAACCTGGCGGGCAGCGAACCCAAACATTACAAAATTCTGGTGGGACGTAGAAGCCGCCGCGCACGCCGCAGTGAGGGAAAAGAAAATTACTCAAATGCAATACGGCTTAACTTTTTCCTATGAATCCGGCTGTCTGTTCATCACGCTCCCCAGCGGCCGGCGGCTGGCTTACCCCCGACCAAGAATTGAGAATGACACGCGGTTTAACAAGCCAATTTCGACCTACGAAGGAATCGAACAGAAGCTTTGGAAACGGCTGAAAACCTACGGCCCTAAGCTGGTGGAGAACATTGTCCAAGCCGTCTCCCGGGACTGTCTGGCCACCGCTATTGTCCGACTCCATGAAGCCGGTTATAACATCGTTTTCCACGTCCACGACGAGGTGATCGCGGAGATGCCAAACGAATCCGGATCAGTGAAAGAAATGTGCGAAATCATGAGCCAACCAATCAGCTGGGCCCCAGGCCTACCGCTGGAGGCTGATGGATTTGAGTGCGAGTACTATCGAAAAGATTAAGGGGTGAACTCATGAGCGCGACCAACCGCGGAGCAATCCGCAGGCGGTAAACAAACATTTTAAAGACGTTACACTGTAACAGTTGGTAACGTTACAGCGTAACAAAAGTGGGTGATAAACCTTGATCCAAAACATCCCCGGCAAAACCGTAAAAATCAAATGCGACGGCTCCATCACGATCGCCGAAGGCCGCAGCCGGCACGCAAAGACCTGGAAAAACCGAGAACTGCTCTGGTCTGAGCTGGTAGAAAAGCTATCTCAAACCACCAGGACCCGGGAAACTTTTGCCGAGTATCAAAAAATGACCAAAGCACAAAAAGACCAGGTTAAAGACGTGGGCGGTTTCGTTGGTGGCGCTTTGAAAAACGGCCGGCGGAAAACGGATCATATCAGTTGGCGATCACTGCTCACGCTTGACGCGGATTATATCACGGGTGATTTTTGGGCGGCCGTCGAGGTCATGCTTGGCTGTGCGTGTGTGGTCTATTCGACCCATTCACACAGCCCCTCTTCTCCCCGTTTGAGATTGGTCATCCCGCTCTCCCGTCCGGTCACTCCGGACGAATACCCGGCCGTCGGCCGACGCGTGGCCGCAGACCTGGGAATAGACTTTTTCGATGATACTACATACCAACCGCATCGCCTCATGTACTGGCCCAGCACGCCGGCCGACGGGGAGTATGTTTTCAAATTTCTTGACGCTCCTTGGCTGGACCCGGACGAGGTCCTAGCCCGGTATCCGGACTGGCGGGACCCATCATATTGGCCGGAGTCATCCCGGGCGCAGAAGGCCCGGAAGAAACTGGCCGAAAAGCAAGGCGATCCGACCGAAAAGCCGGGACTGATTGGCGCCTTTTGCCGGACCTACTCAATACCGGAGGCAATCGAGGCTTTTATTCCTGACATCTACGCACCCGCTGGACCGGACCGGTACACATACATCCCGGGGAGCTCCACCGGCGGCCTGGTCATCTACGATGACGGAAAATTCGCCTACTCTCACCACGGGACAGATCCGATCTCCGGCCTGCTGGTCAACGCTTTTGATCTGATTCGCATACACAAATTCGGTGAGTTGGATGAGACCGCGGAACCAGGTACGCCCACCAACCAACTTCCCAGCTATACCGCGATGATTGAATTCGCCCAAAACGACGAAGCGACCAAGCGAACACTGGGGGAAGAGCGCCTGGAAAAAGCAGCTGAAGACTTCGCCACGGCTACCACCGATGAGGACTGGATGACGAAGCTGGAATATACGAAAGCCGGCGAGATCAAAGTTACGCTTCCAAACCTGGTCCTCATTCTCCGGCATGATCCAAATCTCCAGGGGATCGCTTATGATGCCCACCGGGGCGCGATTGTGCTTCTGAAGCCGGTTCCCTGGCGGAAGCCTACGGACTGGCGCGGACCGGACTGGTCGGACGACGATGACGACAGCCTCCAGGTATACATCTCAAATGTGTACGGCATATACTCGCCGGCAAAAATCAAGACAGCCCTGGTCTCCGCCAGTCACGAAAGGGCGTTTCATCCTATCCGGGACTACCTAAACGGCCTAGAGTGGGACGGGATCCCGCGGGTGGACACGCTTTTGGTCGACTATCTTGGCGCTGATGATGCACCATACGTCCGAGCGGTGACCCGGAAGACCCTGACGGCCGCAGTGGCCCGGGTGATGCGTCCGGGTTGTAAATTTGATTACATGCTTGTTTTAGTAGGGCCGCAGGGAATAGGGAAAAGTACGTTCTTTGAGCGACTGGGCGGAAAGTGGTTCAACGATAGCTTAAACATGAATGACACCAAGGACAAGACAGCCGCGGAGAAGCTCCAGGGATATTGGATCCTAGAGATCAGCGAACTGGCCGGAATCAGAAAAGCGGAAATTGAGGCTGTAAAGTCCTTTCTCAGCCGGCAGAAAGACATTTTCCGGCCGGCATACGGCCGGCGGACAGTGGAACACCCGCGGCAGTGCATAGTGGTGGGGAGCACGAACGCCGACACCGGCTTCCTCCGGGATAGCACCGGAAACCGCCGGTTTTGGCCGGTGAACGTGAAAGCGGGCCCGCGGAAGATGGCGCCTTGGGACCTGGACCAAGCTACCATTGACCAGATTTGGGCAGAGGCGGTGGAAATTTGGAAGGCCGACGAAAAGCTGTTCCTGGACGGACCGGAGGCCGAGGAGGCTATCGAGCGACAGAAAGCGGCGATGGAAGCGGACGAACGCCTGGGCCTCATCTGGGAATATCTGGACCGGCTGCTTCCGGCGGACTGGGAGAACCGAACCATCGTCGAACGGCAGGCCTATTTCCAGGACGGCGATTTTGGCCAGGAGGCTGAGGGAACGGTCCGGCGCGACCGGGTATGTGTGGCGGAAATCTGGTGTGAGTGCTTTGGACGCGATTTGGCCGCGATCAAAAGATTTGATATGGACGAGATCCACGGCTTGTTGCGGCAAATCGAAGGGTGGGAACGGTACGCCGGAACTCCCAGCGGTAAGCTGCGCTTTGGGCCATACGGGATTCAAAGGGCTTATATTCGCGTTGCCGATGTTGCCGATGGTGTTGCCGATGTTGCCGATGGTGTTGCCGATGTTTAGGGTATCGGCAACGCCCACAAAGTCAACAGCAACAGGGGTTTAACGGGTGGTGTTGCCGATGTTGCCGATAAAAACCCTAACTGATGTGTAATATACGATATAAAACGGTATACGGCTATATAGCATATATGAGAAATAGAATAGGGAAAACATCGGCAACGTCGGCAACGGGATGACACAAAACCAGATACACAAAGGTTTAAAGCGTTGCCGATGGTGTTGCCGAGGCGTTGCCGACCGTTGCCGAGGGATGTTGATCGGCAACATCGGCAATAAAAAAATGAAATCGTGGGGTGGGTTGGGTTGAGAATGCTAGAAAAACAAATAGAGCGCTACTTTTGCAGCAAAGTTAAACGGCTGGGAGGCCTAGCAGTTAAACTTTCGCCTGCCGGCACGGCAGGAATGCCAGACCGGTTGGTACTTCTTCCTGGCCGGCGGATCGTTTTTGTCGAATTTAAAGCGCCAGAAAAGAAACCGCGACCGCTACAGCAAAAGCGGATTAATGAGCTGCAAAAATTGGGGTTCATGGCGGTTTGTTTAGACTCATATCAAAAGGTGGACGCGTTTTTGGAGGCGGTTTTTGAATGAAGTTTATCCCCCATGATTATCAAAAAATTGCGATTGAGAAAATCATCGATGGCCCGGCCGTTGGTCTTTTTCTGGAAATGGGTTTAGGCAAAACAGTCAGTGCTCTAACAGCGATCCAAGAACTACTCTATGATTATTTTGACGTATCCAAAGTCCTTGTAATAGCGCCTTTACGGGTGACCCAAAGCACTTGGTCTGGTGAGATTGAAAAATGGGATCATCTCCAAGGCTTACGTTTGTCCAAAGTGCTGGGAAGCGAAAAGCAAAGGATTGAGGCGCTACATCAACCGGCGGACATATACATTATCAATCGTGAGAACACTGAGTGGCTAGTAGATTACTACGGACGGAAATGGCCTTTTGACATGGTTGTTATTGATGAGCTATCTAGCTTTAAGAACCCACGGTCAAAGCGATTTCGGGCACTCCGGAAAGTTAGGCCTCTTATAAAGCGGATTGTAGGGTTGACTGGTACGCCGGCGCCGAATGGTCTAATTGATCTTTGGTCCCAGATTTATCTTTTGGACCAGGGTGAGCGGTTAGGGAAGACGTTGACCGGCTACCGGAATCGATATTTTGACCCGGGCCGACGGAATCAAAACATCGTTTTTGAGTGGATCCCGAAGCCGTTTGCGGAAGAGCGGATTTATGAAAAAATATCGGACATTTGCGTTAGTATGAAAGCGGAAGACTGGCTGCAATTGCCGGGAAGGATTGACAACACCATAGAAGTTGAACTTCCAGAGAAAGCGAAAAGCCAGTACAAGCAGCTTGAAAAGGACCTGATTCTCCCACTACTGGGTAGTGACGTAACCGCAGCCAACGCCGCGGTTCTCACAAACAAGCTTTTGCAGATGGCTAACGGCGCTATTTACGATGAGTTTGGCGAAGCGAAAGAAATCCACGACGCGAAGCTGGAAGCGCTAGAGGAAGTAGTGGAGGCGGCGAATGGTAAGCCGGTTCTGGTGGTGTATTCATACAGGCACGATTTAGACCGGATTAAAAATCAGTTGAAAAAGTACAAGCCCCGGACATTGGATAGCGATCAGGATGTACAAGATTGGAATGCCGGGAAAACTCAAGTGCTTTTGTTGCATCCGGCCTCCGGTGGGCACGGGCTGAACCTCCAGACCGGCGGGAACATCATTGTCTGGTTTGGGCTGACTTGGGGACTTGAATATTATCAACAGGCAAACGCAAGGCTTTACCGGCAGGGCCAAATCGAGAGGGTTATAGTTCATCATATTATTGCGAAAGGAACGATGGACGAGGAAGTTTTAAAAGCGCTGACCGGCAAGGCCGCGACTCAGAACGACTTGATGGAGGCGGTCAAGGCCAAAATTGAACAATATAAGGGGGTTTTGAAATGAAGAGGGTTTACATTATTCATCCTTTTCAGGGGAAGGAAGAGAACCGGAAAAAGATCGATCAAATTTGTCGGGCCGTTGCTAATATGGGGTTTTTGCCAATTAGCCCGGTGCATGCTTTTGGGTTTTTGAAGGACGAGGTTCCGGAAGAACGGGAGCTGGCTTTGAAGTTGTGTCAAGAGCTGATAAAAGGTTGTGATCAGGCTTGGGTATTCGGGGATTGGCAAAAATCTGAAGGGTGTAAGATTGAGTTACGAGCAGCGGAAGAAACCGGTGTTCCGGTTGTAGACCAGGAGTGTAACCCCTAAACACATTCTG